TTCAGACACTTCTGCTAAGCGCAGCTTAATTCATTTCGTGGAGTCCCCAAATTGCGAACTTCTCTTGACATAGCCTGTGCTCATATCAGCAATCCGCTTTTTGAGTTCATCACGGTTGGCGTTTTCAAGCAGTAGCTTCTGCTTCTGGTCACGCAGGCGGTGGATCTCGTCGCCGACTTTATCATAATCGGCATTGGAGGTAGCCAGCTTCAGCAGCTCCGTTTGCAGTTCCTCCAGCCGCTTATCGATATCCGCTAAGGCCTTGTCGCTTTCTCTATTTATGACAGTGGCGATGTTGTCCCGTAGCGTGGTGAGGAAAGAGTCCTTGTCACGGAGTGCCTGATTGATGGCGGTGACCAACACTTGCTCGATGGTGTTTTCCAGCACCGTGCGGGCATCGCAGAACAGACCGGTGTTTTCCAGTCTGCTGACGCACCGCCAGACGATAGACTTTTTGCCTCGGTTATTCCAATGCACCCTGCGAAAAACCTCGCCGCAGTTGCCGCAGATAACTATCTGAGCAAAGCAGTGATTGCTGCTGAAGGTTCTGGTCTTTCCGTTCGGACTGGTGTGGACAATGCGTCGGCGGACAAGCTCCTCCTGCACCTGCATGAATACTTCACGCGGAATAATGGCTTCGTGGCTGTTTTCTACATAATACTGCGGAACGATACCGTTGTTCTTGACCCGCTTTTTTGTAAGGAAGTCAACCGTATAGGTTTTTTGTAAAAGTGCATCTCCGATGTACTTTTCATTTCGAAGGATTTGATTTATGTTACTTGTATGCCAGCGTTCCCTGCCCGCACCGTTTAGGATACCGTCCGCTTCCAAACCGCGAGCGATTTTCAGCATACTGGCACCCTCAAGGTATTCCCGGTAAATGCGCTTGATGATTTCAGCTTCCTCGGGCACGACTACGAGACGCTTGTTTTCATCCTTTGTATAGCCGAGAAACCGAGCGCAGTTTACTTGAATTTCACCCTGTTGGTAGCGATATTGTAACCCCAGCTTTACGTTCTGGCTCAATGACTGACTTTCCTGTTGGGCGAGGGATGCCATAATCGTGAGCAGAACTTCGCCCTTGGAATCCATGGTGTTTATATTTTCCTTTTCAAAATAAACGGGAATGTTTTTCTCCTTGAGCTGACGGATATATTTCAAACAGTCCAGTGTGTTTCGGGCAAATCGGCTGATGGACTTTGTAATAATCATATCGATATTACCAGCCATACACTCGTCAATCATCCGGTTGAATTCCTCACGCTTTTTGGTGTTGGTGCCTGAGATGCCGTCATCTGCAAATATTCCCGCCAGCACCCAGTCAGGATGCCCTTGTATGTAGGCGGTGTAGTGTTCAATCTGCGTTTCGTAACTGGTAGCCTGCTCATCGCTGTCTGTGGAAACACGGCAGTATGCCGCAACCCGGAGTTTGGGCTTTTCTTCATCCTCACTCTTTCGAACATGCTTCCTTGCCGGAATAACCGTGACGCTTTTACTTATTGCCATTCTTGTTCACCTCCGTTTCAATTAAACTATAGGAGTATTCCGCTCGCCCGAATGGATCGTCGAATTCCTCTATACCTTCTTTCATTCGGAAGGCAGTAGGATAGACGACCTCTTTTTCTTGCTTTGGCTTCCGATTACGGCCGAGCCTTTCCAGCCGTATAATTCGTTCTGCTTCGGCAGTATTGAAAGTGTCTTTGTCAATTATAGCCGGATAAAACTCATCACCGAGGTATCGGGTATTTCGTAGCATCCTGCCGATACCGGAATGGAAAGCTTTAATACCTGCTTTCTTAGCGGCTGTTGCCAATGAATCGCCGCTCAGGTAAGATTGAAATAATGTTTTTATCTGCTCTGCAGCCTCTTTATCAATTACGGCTTTTCCGTTTTTAATACGGTAGCCAAATGGTATATGGCTCATTTACCTCACCAGCCTTTCTTTTAGTGTAATTCCGCATTTTAGTTCGAATCCGATTTCCTCACGAGAATAGACAATAACTCTCTCTACAAAACGGGTAAATAATTCACCGTCAAAACTTGTCAGCATTGATACCTTGGAAGCATACTGCAGCAGAGCGCTGACCTCGCTTAGGTTCTGAAAGTCGTTATTCAGAAATCGTGTTATGGAGCCCTTTTGACGGCGCAGCCGTTCTGCCTCCTGTAACAGCTCATTGTTGCTCTTATTGTAAACGGCAGGCTCAAGATAACCTTTGGTCATCAGACCCACAAGTACATTCCGCTGCTTTTCATTTTCCTCAAGCTTCTTGTCAATCGCTCGGATGTTTTCCAGAGTTTCATCGGAATCCATTCCGCGCAGGCTGATGAGCAAAGGCTTCAGGACAGTTTCATGTCCGACAATAAGCTTGTTCATCATGGTGACAAACGCATATTCAAAATCACACTCCGGCACATATTTCATAGAGCATTTCTTGATGTCTGCTATATGAGTGGAGCAGCACCATGCGTATGGATGATTGCCACTCGTATGAGTCCTTCTTTTAAAGGTTCCGCCGCACTGACCGCAGATTATTTTGCCTGAAAAGGGATAACGTTTTTGGTATTTCTTACTTTGCTTCTCCAGCCGTTTTTCCTTGCCGCGCTGTTCGATAATAGCCTGTGCGGCCTCAAACTCCTCATGGCTTATAATTGGCTCGTGATGGTTCCGAATCAGGTATTGATCTTTTTCTCCATGGTTTTTATGGCGGTTGAAATGCTCATCAGTATAAGTCTTTTGGAAAACCACATCGCCAGTATATTTTTCGTTACCGACCATCCCGCGTATCGTTGTAGAAGTCCAGCGACCGCCTTTTTTAGTCGGTATCTTTCGTCTGTTTAGGTCGGCAGCAATTTTGTTTGTACCTTTACCGGCCAAAATCTCAGAAAAGATAAGACGGACAATTTTAGCCTGAGACTTGTTAACAACCATTTCTCCGTCCACATTGTCGTAGCCGTAAGGTGGATAAGAAATTTTATAAGTGCCATTCTGAAATCTGCGCTTAATCCCCCATTTGTTATTTTCAGCAATGGAGAACGACTCATTTTCGGCCAGTCCAGACAGGATTGACAGCATGAGTTCACTTTCCATTGACCCCGTGTTGATATTTTCTTTCTCGAAGTAAATGAAAATACCAAGGTTAAGCAGTTTCCTGACCAGTTCCAAGCAGTCAGTTGTGTTCCGGGCAAACCTGCTGATAGACTTCGTCACGATGAGGTCTATTTTTCTATTTTCACAGTCAGCAATCATTCGGAGCAGCTCAGGCCGCTTTTCCTTTTTGGTGCCGGTGATACCTTCGTCATAATAAAGTCCGGCGAACTCCCATTCAGGATTTGCATTGATGTAGGATTCATAGTGCTTTATTTGAGTATCCAGACTTTCGAGCTGTTCATCGCTATCTGTAGACACACGGCAGTAGGCAGCAACCCGCAGCTTGGCCTGCTCGGTTAAATCAGCTGTGTTTTGAGCTATTTTCGTTACCTTTTTCAAATTCTCACCTCCTTGGTCAGTGTGACATATTACCTCTGAAACCAGGTTATATCAACGATTTCAAGGCATAATCTCAGCAAATAGTGGTGAGAAAGTTTTGCGGTTCAATTCGGTTATCTTGTTGAATTCCGACAAGGAAATAAGTCCATTTTGAAGCATGGAATCGAGTATCCGCTGTGCTCTCACATAATCAACCTCACGCTGCAATTGCTCCTGTGGAACAGGTTTCTTTTCATAATTGATTTCTGGAATTGCACCAGTAACATTAGCCATGTATTTTTCCTCCAGTCTGAGAATCTCTGTCTTCACTACCCACTGGAGGTGAGAGAGCCGTTTTGACGAAAAACTAGCAAAAAAATAATGCCGATTAAAGGACAGAACCCTCAATCGGCATCATCATGTGTGTTATTCGCTATATTTAATGAAGGCATCCGTAAAGCCAGCCGCCTTGACCTTGCTGAGCATAGCATCGGCATTCGCCTTGACAGAAAACGCGCCAAGCTGGATTCGGTAGTATTTCTTCGGTGTGGTTGCCTCGACGGGCGCGGTAGAAGCAAGCCCCGCTTTTACATCGGCACGGAAGGTGTCCATCGATTTGCCGTGCTTCGGGAACCAGTGCATCACATCATCGTGATTGCTTGCGATACCGAGTTTATAACCCTCATTATGGCAAATGACATCCTTTTCCGTCAGCCCATACTGCTTGCAAAGATGCACGCAAAGTTCGACTGCTTCTCTATATACTTTATTGAAATAGGTTGCATCAGTCAAGCCATCCTCACAAATCTCAAATGAAATATGCGTGTCGTTGCCGGAGCCCTTAGAGCCGCTACCACAATGCCAGCCACGCATATTCCACGGTAGGGTCTGATACGTGGCAATGGTACCGTTGGCCAGCTTGCCAATAAAAGCATGGACACAGACCTGCCGGCCATCCGGTGTGTTCTGGTTCCAGTGGTTACCATACTGGTTTTTTCCAAGCAGTCCGTCATCCGGGCCGACGTAACGTTTCAGATTCGGGTTATTGGCTCCGGTGGAGTGAACCATAATTCCTTTTGGGGTAATGGTCCGGCCTGCCTTATAGCAGGCGTTGTTCGTCAGAATAAGTTTATGCAGGTTCATAAAAAGCACCTCACAGTTCAAATTAATTATCAACCGCAAGTGCGGCTGGGTATAGATGATAGGTAAACTTCAAGTCGCAGTAGGCAGTGGCCGACGTGCCGTTGCTGCCAATGCTGATATACAGTCCGTAACCGGCAGGCACACGGCTTTGCCGAATGGCGATCTGAACGTGCTGGGCCTCTGCGGAGCTGTCCGAACCAATAGGCGTGCTCCTTGAGATACGAGTAAATGTCTGCTCGTCGTTTGAAATATAAATGTCCAGTTCCTTTTCGGTGGTATCCGATTGACGGCAGATAGTGACTAGGTGGCAGTCATATGGCACCGGGATAAGAGGGTCGTCCTGACCGCCGATTACCACGCTCCCGATGGGCAGGATCGTGTGCAGAGGACCTCTGACGCTGTTTGTGCCACCCGATCCTGTGGTATTCCCCGACAAGACATACCGCAGGTGCGGCATACGGGTGAAAGCGTTGATGGTTGACGCGGCGGTGGAGGTCAGCGTCAGGGCGGTGTTGGTGTCCTCGGACTTTTCCAACAAGAACAGACTTTCTCCGGGGGCAATGGATATATCCCCCACAGAAAACCGCTGTTTAGTCCAGTATCCCGTACAGGTAGGATGCGGATTAGTTCCGCTGCCGTAAGCAATGTTCGCCGCATCCTGGACACCCCGTATGGCTTCGGCCAGGTTTTTCACGGTGCTGCTGAGATTGCTCTGAACCAGTACCTGCACGGTATTTGCCGCAGGACTGCCCAAAGCTGAAACAAACGTATAGGTTACGCTGCCCAATACCATGTTGTTACCTGCCGAGATGCCGGTAAAGGTGATGGACGCCCTCCTGCTTGCCATGTCCGGTGCCGAGGCTGTTTCTACTGGGTGCAGATGGTTGAGGATAATTCCAGTTCGGGTATACAGCTTGTCGCGCATGCTCAACATTTCGTTGTGCGTAGTATTAAGAAGTGTATGGCTGTCATTTAGCAGCCCGTGTGAGGTATTGAGCAACGTATAATTGTCGTTCAGTAATCCGTGCGTAGTGCCAAGCAAGGTGTAGTTATCATTTAACAGGTTGTAGGTGAGATTGAGCAGCGCATAAGCGTCGTTCACATCGATTGCCGCAAGAGCAGAAAGCACCTGATTCAGCCATTCCTGTGCGGGAGGCTCCGGAGGTTCGGCAATACCGTCCGAAAGAGCCTCCTCCACGATGGTGAGCACTCGCGCGCTTTTCCCGACCACATCTTCATGGGTGACCCTGATTTCCAGTTGCCCCACGCCGACAATTTCGGTTTCCGTTGAACCGGGCGACCAGGTCAGCACGCCGTCTGAGTAGCTTGTGACCACGGGATAGGCTACGCCGTCCGGGCGTTTGTATATTGCAGTCAATGTCTCGCTGGAATATTCGTCGCCGAGCAGACTGGAGACGTCAAACTCCAGATTGCGGAAATGGTTCTCTCCACGCCGACCGATGAACACCGTCGCGGCCTTTTTAAGATCAATCATGCTCCATCACCCGGCTTTGTTGAATCGTCACTCCGCCCGTGAAGCTGTTCCAGAGCTGCCTTGAGCTTCTCGGGGATAGGCAATCCCAGGTGCGCCGCGTTCTCCAGCATGGACACGCCCTCATTGGAGCAGTAGAAAAAGATAACGGCGGTGCGAAGAACCTCGCCGTTTCCGATGAGATAGATGTCCATGATATGCCCGACACCCACCATTGCGAAAATCAGCACCTTCTTGCAGATACCCTTAAAGCCGACCTCGCTGGACAGCTTTTTGTCAGCGATGGCGCACATGACACCGGTAATGTAGTCCACGACTACGAATACGAGCAGCGCGTAGAGGAAGCCATCAAAGCCGCCAAAAAACCAGCCAAAAAAGCCGCCTATTGCTGCCACTAATACTTGAATCCAGTTCCATACTTCTTTCATTTACAAAACCTCCGTATGTGAATTTTGGTATATAAAAAGCGCTCCCGCCGTAGCGAGAACGCTGAAACATATATCCGGCTACAGGGACAGGAGCAGTTCCTGCAGCTGGATCATGACCGCAGCTTTTGGCCGGCCGGTCCCAATGGACAGCCATGTTACAGGCGGGACATCAAAGACTGATGAGGAATCAAAACCGTTGATCACCGTAATGACAGGCTCGATGGCTTTTCGAAGCTCCGTAATATGGAACGGCCAGTTTTTGACCGTGGTTTTTCCAGCGGCAATGTCCTCATTCCAAATTGTGGAGGATAGACCGTAATAGCTCCGCACAGTGTTTACAGCCATTCGGAGCGTCTTGATATGCGCTGCCTTAACATGAGTTTCGTTCGCGGTGATTGTCTCAAACGGCGTCGGCAGCACTGTAAAAGTCCGCACAACCTCCGGACTTGCCGACTCGATATCACTATCAAGGCAGCGGATAGTAATCGTGTGGTTTCCAGCTTCCAAAGTTTCTGCATGATATATTGTTTTAGCACCGTTGCCGAGATAGCCGCTCATGGAAAACCTCTCGGGATTGTCTACGCTGTTAACCCAGGCACCCGCATCGATTTTAACTTCTACAATCTGTGACTGTCCGTCCGGCTCGATGCCTGTTGTAATCATAAAGCGTGGAGTGGAATTATAGATGGAACTGCCGGATATCGGACAGACGATAACGGGAGCAGTTGGAGGACTGTTTTTCTTCACTGTTCCGCTGACTACATAAGAAGAAACAGCGTCTAAGGTATCGGTTACGCTGATTCGGTAGCGGGTATATGTTCCGATTATCTGAGAGGCATTCGCTGAATACGTCCCCGAGGTGGCACTTGAAACGACGGTAGTCAGTGCTTCGTATGCTGACCAGTTCGTTCCGTCCGTGGAGGTGGCCCGCTGAATGACATACTGTTTAATGGCACTGGTTCCCGGCGCTGCTCCGCTCCACGCAAGGGTTACGGTGTTTCCTTCATAGATCGCGGGCGCGGCGGTAAAGGATACCGGAGGCGTTGGAAGTGTATTTTTGCGAACAGTATTGCTGGACACTGTCCAATCAGAGTAGTAACTTTCACCGGCAGCACCTTGTGTTCTCACTCTGAACTGACGGTAATTACCCCTCGTGACAGGAGGACTGACGCTGACACTATTGCTTGTGGAGGTAGTGTTCACAGTCATCAGGGCTGTCCAATTACCCCAGCTGTTGTTGTCGGACGAGTCCCTATAATGTATTTCATAAGACGTGATAGCATTGCCTGCGCCGTCAGATGCACCGCTCCACGAGAGGGTAATGTTTCCTTCAGCCAGTGCCGCACTCACCGAGCAGACGGTTGGCGCTCCGCAGGCTGTGACGTCGCAGAAGATACTATTGCTGATTATTTCCACTGAATAAACGTCAAACGTGTCTATCGTCCAAATGCCGAATTGAGTATACGTTCCCGGCGTGCTCGATACAGCTGGATTATAGCTGCCTCCGCTGGCCGACAATGTCAACGTGGCCAGCACACTCCACGCGCTCCAGGTGCTGTTGTCTGTTGAGGTACGTCTGGCGATCTGGTAGCCCTTCACCGCACTGGTTCCTCCTGATGCACCGCTCCAGGTCAGCGTAATTGTCTCGTTACTGTATACTGCGGGAGAAGCGACGGCTGAAGTCGCCGGTTTTGGAGCGGTATTTCTTCGGACGGAGTTCGTGGATACTTTCCATCCGGAGTAATAGCTTGCTCCTGCTGTTCCGCGTGTCCGCACTTGGAATCTACGGTAATTGCCTCTTGTGGAAGGAGGAGATGTAGCCACACTGCCGCTTGTCGCGCTGGTGTCCACAGTGGCCAGCGCCGTCCATGCTCCCCATGTGGAATTATCTGTTGAATCGCTGTACTGAATCTCATAACTGGAAATCGCATTGCTTATGCCGCCCGACGCTCCACTCCATGAAAGTGTAACCCCGCCTTCCGAAAGTACAGGGCTTATCGAACAGGAAGTCGGTGCGGTGCAAGCTGTGGTAAGGAGCGCTGAACTTAACACCGTATAGCTTGAGTTGTCGATTACACCGGAAGAAAGCGACATTCTTCCGTCCGACACCACCTTAAAGCGCACACCCTGTGTGGCGTTTCCCGTTGTGGAAGCACAGGTGACTGTAACATACCTAAGCCTCGGAGTGGTCCCGTCCCAATCGTCTCCGTCCGCCGCCTTGATGCGCACTTGTGCAGATGAGCCGTTTACGGTCATGGTACAAAGCAAAGCATAACCGCTGTGGATGTATGAGCCCGAGGAACCCAGCGCAGCGGAGATGGTGAAGTTATAGGTCATCTGGCTGTTGTTCGGCCGGCTTTTAGAATAGGTTATCGTATAATGTACGGTTGGGCCTGAACCCGCCTGAAATGATACGCCATTAATATCCGCCATTGTCCTTCGCCTCCTTATTCATAGACTGCCGTTACAAGTGAATTGACCAATCCGCAAAGGCTGGTATTTAGTCTGGTATCGGTAATGTTATTCCCGGCGATCAACGTGGCGGCAGCTGGTATCAGTACATCTGCGATACCAAGTTCATAAACATCACTGGTTCTTGTCAGTGCCGGAGACGATGGCGTAGCAGCGGGTGTACCAACGACGACGGCAAGCTGCATATTCCGGCTGACCTTGCTTAAACGAACCACAATCCGGTCAATTCGGGGATTGCTACCGTTTGCCGTGGTGAGAGGTATATTCAAGGTGTCTGTATTCTCATACCGATACCCATTAATCCACGCGCTGCCAGCCGCCACACTCACCGCCAATCCGTTTCCCGGAGACACTTGAAGATTTGTAGGCACCGCATAAAATACACCGTTCGAGACAAGGCTTCCGAAATACGATGCGAAATCCGCTGCGTCATAAACTCTGTCTCCATCCGATGAGTTGAAAAATCCGCTTTTCTCCATATTGATTTCCTCCCGTTAAGCCCGCGCGTAAGAGCAAGATATTAGGGAACCGCTGATTTAATCGCACGACGAGACAGAGATATGATAAAATAGAAGAAAAAGCTTAGGCGGTGTCGGAATGAGTCAGCAGAGCTTCAGCGATATGGAATACAGCCTGCGGAAACG